TCTGCCCCGCCTATAAATGCTTTCCAGTCTAATAATCTTGACATAATGACTCCTGTAGGATCTTGCTAAAATACTGTGGTATTGTAGCCTTTTTTGTTATACTTGTATTTATCCGATTTTGTGTTTTTTTGTTTATAAAGGTCCATCAACGTTGTTATACAAATGATTACTTAATATGTAGTTACATTTTTCTGCTGTATAATCAAGTTTTACCCAATCTTCTGCTATACTGTCTGTGACTGAATCTATGTTTATAAATGTGTTTGATGTTGTGTCTGTAGCAAAGGGCGAAAAATATACTGCTTGATTTGATAGTGTAGCAGTATTGCCTGTTGTATCTTCTCCACTTAGGTCAAAATATATGTTTATAACTATTTGTTCGCCATTAGATGATATTTTTTTATGATGTATATCATTTATTGTAAATGTTGTTGTAAATGTTTCTGTTCTATTACTCATTTTTACCTCTATGTGCTAAACTTAACAAAGTGAGTTTGTGTTATACCAATATATTGGAAGTTACTGTCGCCTTGGGCATATACAAACACTTTAGGCGTGCCTGTGCCAGTGTATTTGAATGCTATAGGTATGTTACTACTGTCTTTACCAGTAACAAGTCTACTATTTGATACCCATGTGCCTGTTAAATATACAAGATCCGGTGTAACTAATATTGCGTGACTTGAACTGTCAGTTATTTTTGTAATATCACTAAATGGTGAACTTGTATTAACATTAAAACTGGAACTATTACCATGTGTGCCATCACTGATTAAGAAACTTATAGTTTTAACTTGGCCGGGTTGCGATGCTTTGTCTACTCTAATGTAACCTGTGTAAAAACCTGCGCCAGTGCCTATATCACCTAAATATTTGTAACTGAAATCATTTTCATGAAATGGACCAACGTTGGTTTTGTCAGCACCGTTACTTGGTAACACTAAGTCAGCAGTATCTATTCTTGCGGCAGTTATTTGTCCACTCGTGATATTTGTAGCATTTAAGTTTGTTACATTTACTAAACTTGCGTCTAATGTTCCTGTGGTTATAACACCACCATTTATTTGTGTAATACCACCATTTGTATTTCTTGTAACATTTGTATCTGCTACAAGTATACTACCTGCGGCTACAATAGTTGCGGCACTTACTGAACCTGTGTCACCTGCTACTTCTGTTACAATAAGTCCTTGTGAACCTAAATGTGACGCATAAGCACTATCACTTGTTTGTCCTGTTCCACCATTAGTTTCATCTAATGTGCCTGTTAGTGTAGAATCGTTATATCCTATAGTGTTTAGTGCGGCTAAACTACCAGCATCTGTAACTTTAGCAAGTGTTATGTTGTCTAATGTTGCTAATGAACCTAAGTTTGCGTTTGAACCACTTACAAAACCTACACCTTGTGCTGTTAAGGCACTACTAAAACTGGTTGTTCCTGTGCCACCTTGTGCTTCCCCTACAACATCACTGGATAACCTTAATCCAGCCGCACTTAAATCTGCTACATAACTGCTTGTTGTTGTTCTACCAGTTCCGCCTTGTGCTACATCTACTACATCACTGGTTAATCTTAAACCTGCGGCACTTAAATCTGCTACATAACTGCTTGTTGTTGTTCTACCCGTTCCACCATTACCTACACCTACTGTTCCGTTGAGTAATGATGTTGCTACACTATCGTTTGTTAATCTTAAACCACCACTGCTAAGTTGTGCGGCAGTTATTGTAGCACCTGTTTGGCCTGCTATAGTAGTTATAGGTGTAAAGTCCAGTTTACCTGTGCTTATACTGTTAGCAACAATGGCATCTGCGCCTATAGTTCCGTCTGTTACTAATCCACCACTAAAGAAGTTGGTATTTTCTACAAAACTTGTGCCATTATGTATATAAGCCTTTTGAACAGTAGCATCTCCTGTTTTAGTTGCTACAACTATGTCATTTTCTATTGGATCTCTACCTACAGCAGTATTAAACACACTATTACTTGGTGCCGCGGCATTTGTTGTGGTAAAATAGTTATATGTAGGCACACTTACAGCATTTGCGGCGGCTGTTAAGTTAGCATTTACACCACTGTCTAAGAATGTTGTGCCAATACTACCTGTGTTTACTATAATGTTACCACCACTAACACCTAATACTGGCTGATTACCATCTATAATAGTTATAGGGTTGATTAAAACATTAGCAGTCCAGTTATGAGCACTTGATGTTGTTGAAAAATCACCAAATGCCTCATCATTACCTACTCTTGTTTGATAATAGTATGTGCCACTGGCTAAACCTTTTATAGTAAACTCTACTTCAGTGCCTGTGCCTATTGTTGTAGGTGATCTAAACGTATCTAACAGTTTTTTAGTTGACATGTTACTTTGTGTATCAAACCAAAGTTCTGCTCTTGTGTATATGCCACTTGCCGGTGTATTTGAGTTTACATCAAATGCTGGCATACTTAATAAACTTCTTTCATTGTCTACAGTTGGTGTAGTTGGTGTGCCTACTCTATTGAATAAACTTATATCACTGTTAGGCGCCGGTGTAAACTCTGTGATACTTTCTACTGTATATACATCAGCATTGTATTCTAAACAAGTAAACTCTATGGTAATCATACCATCTTCTGCTTCTTTTTCTACTGTTTGTAATACTCTGTAAAGTTTATCATTTTGTCCATATACTTGATCTTCAAATAGTTTTACAACATCACCTGCGTCTACACCCATTGTGGTGTAATCTGCTGTGAATATTACTACTAAATCATCTCTTGTTTGTCTTAGTTGTTGATTTGCCAAATAACTTGCTTGAACGTTGTTGTTTACAAACTCCATTCTTATTGTCATTTGGTTATCCGGCTCATTTGTTTCTCGTAAGTTACTTGGTAAGTCTATTGTTACATAGTTACTTTTATCCTTTTGATCTTTATCGGGGAACTCTACTTCAACACTATTATAGCCGGCATCTAAAGCAGTTGAACTAAACTTTAAATCACTTATTATGTTATCGTCACTAAACTGAAATGCTGAGCCTGTGCTTTCTGCTTTGTTGGCTGTTACACGCCACTTGCCCTGTGAAGGATCGAATGTAAAGAAACTGTTACAAGCAGTTAGAAGCCTGTCTATGGTAGTTCTACAATCTTCTGCTGTATTTACTACACCATTTATTGTGTAACGTTTTTGTGTAGCACTTGAGCCGCCTGGATCTGTATAAGTTATAAGCTCAGCACTGTATGTGATTAATGCGGTTAAACTTGTGCTGTCTATATCAGCACTTGGTATACTACAACCATATCTTGTGTTTGTGAGATAGTCATTTAACACTTCTTGTGGATTATCTAAACTGTTTGTTAGTTCAAATGTCATTGTGCCTAAGCCTGTAAGTTGTGCCTCGGGATCAAATGTAACTTTTATAACAGCAAATATTGTGCCACTATTTTTTTCTGTGCTTGTCCAATGATTAACAAGTGTATAAGCATCTACACTACCGCGTAAAGCATTAGCACTATCTCCATCGCCATCATATACATATACTTCTACATTGTTAGCATAATCTGTGCTTGTTGTTCCGTCTTCGTCTATAGTGCTTGTTACATTTGGTGATGTAGAACCACCACTAAACACTAACTTTTTGTCGTTCCAAAATATATCACCTACTGTTGTTGTGCCACTTGTTTTCTCTCCAAGTGTTAGCACATAAGTCATTGTTTGGTTGTCACTGGTTATTGCGGCATCTGTTATTATACCATTTTGAAAAGCATGTCCATATACCACAGGAACTCTATATCCTGTGTTAGGCGATAACTGGACTCTTGTGCCACTGTTTAAACCTGTTGTGCCTGTTGGGAAATCCGGCATAAGCATTTTACCAACACCTTTACCTACACCATATACCACAGCACCTGTTAATAGTGCCGCCGCGGCTTGAGCCGCCAATATTTGTCCACCAACAAGTGAACCTGCTGTAGTGGTTATTGCCCACATAAAGTAGTTAAATGTCGATGCTATGGCTGAAAATATTGCCATTTATTTTTCTCCAAACACATAGTAAGTCTCTATTGGAGACCAACCACGTTTTTCTAAGTTTATTTTAGGAGAGTTTTCTAATAGTGTCATAGTAAATGTGCTTATGCTACCTTTTTGTTTCATTTCCTCTCCTATTTTAGTGTATTCTTTCAGTAATCTT